CGGCTCAATACCTGTTGTAGTACCCGCTAGGATGCCTATAGTGCCTGTAGGAGCGATTGCACGGTAGGCTACAGGGCGTGATATACCCTGCAGGTCGCAAAGGGCGTTAGCGGCCTTCTCAGACTCCTCACGATACACCTCTAGCCACCTGTGCAGCTCGTCAGTGACTTCGTAGTCGCTGCCACGCTTTAGCAGGAACTCGTGCATACCCATTAAGCCCAAGCCAAGACGCCTGTTCTTGTTTCGTACTGCATACACTTTCTTGGTTGGTAGCTCAGCTGTGAGTGTCCCTGCGACGAGGAACATAGAAGCTGCTCTAACGATGGTTCGGAACTCTTCAATGTTGTCGATAGCACCAATATTGATAGAGCCAAGATTACACACATCACTATCATCTTCAGAAGTAACTTCTGTGCAGGCGTTTCTGAGTGTCTCATTCTCTTTGTCTCCAAAGTTAAAGCTGAATCCGGGTTCGCCAGTCATCAGAGCTTGTCTGCAGTTCTGTACAAACGTTTCAGGCAAGAAGCCATTCTTGATAGCGTCTAAGAACTTGTCATCGTAGTTAAGACTGATGTTAGTCATGTCCAACGGTGCAGGGAAGTTAAAGTTGTTCTGCTTAGCATCGAACACTGTAACGCCGTCAGCGATAGGCAGTGCGTGCCAGTCCTTAGCTGACAAGAACTTCTCAGCGTCGCCGTGTCGCCAGTTTAGAGACGCATAGATAGCACTACGTCTACTGCCGCCCTGCATCACGTTTCTGCCTATTTCGTTTATAGAGTTCATTAGTGGTAGTGGGCCTGACGCTTCGCCACCTGTTCTGCCCAGTGGTGACCCGCTTGGACGGAACACACTGTAGTCGATGCCGATTCCACCGCCGCTCATTAGGCAGTCGCTTGCTCGTTGTGTTAGCTTTCCCCATTCCTCTCGCGTGTCCTCTTCACCTTTGAGTAGGTAGCAGTTGTTATAGAACTTCGCCTGTCGTCCTGCGTAGTAGATATAACGTCCACCTGCCATGAACTTAAACTCCTTCATAGCCTTGTTTAGGACATCCATTTCCTCCTTCTCAAGAATACCTGTGCAGACATCGTTGACAATGTCGTCTACTTTCTCGCCCCACGTCTGTGTAGGCGATAGCGCGTACTTGTTACGGAAGATTGACTCGCCAAAACTGTTTCTAAATTCGCTCATGCTACTTTCCTATCAGAATCTTTAATGAATACACCTGCGCCGTTTAGGTAACCCCTACGGTCTTTGATGTCGTTGTATGCTACCTCTAGGCACTTTGCTAGAGTTGTGTTGTTCATAATGGCTAAGTTGTTCAACACCACGATACAGTCGCCTATATCGTCTTGTATATCTCGCTGCTTAGCAACGTTGTCAGCTAACTCGCCTATCTCGCTAACTAGCTTTAGTGCTTGTGTCTGCACTGTACCGTTAACAAAGATGCCTCTGTCACTGCTCCACTGCGTACACAGGTCTATTAGCTTGTTAATCTTAACCATTACACTGCTCCTGTATTAGTCTGTCCAAGTACCAACGTGCTTTGCGTAGGTCTTCTATGCCGTTCTTCTCTTGCCACCTATGCGTGTATTTAATGACGTTGCCGTTGAGATAGCCTAAGAAGGCTTCTGTAGGTATGCGCTCTTTGATGTACTCTATACACTCTATTCCGCTGCCTTTGTAGTGGCTAGGGTTTATAGCGTCGTAAGTAGACAGCCTAGAAGCAACACGTTGTTCGTCCTTTATTGCTTCGTTAACACGTCTAACCTGCGCTCTGCGTTTCTTACTTAAAGCATCCCACTCCTCAGCAGGTGAATTGTCAAGAAAGCTCATCTGTATCTCCTCCCAGACCTTCTATGATCTGCTCTAGTTTATCTTCTATTTTCTCCTCAAAGCGTTCTACAAGCTCTGTAGAGTTTATCTCTAGTATCTCTAGCACCAAGACTTCGTCGAGCATACTAAGCTGATACTTAACCTCAGTGAATGTCATGCTCATTCTGCAGCACCTCCGTACTTCTTACGCAGATAAGACATACTAATCGGCAGTTCGTCAAAGCTACCTTCGTTGACTTCGTTAAAAACCCAGATGCCACGCCATGACTGATTAGTCTGTGGCGATAGATAGTCTTGGTCTTCTTGGTAGAAGATGCCTGCGAACAAGCCAGTCACTGACACACCGTCGGCTCTACGAGCGTAGGCGATGTCTCTGTCCTGTACGTGTCCCATCACACAGCTTACCATCTTCTTAGTCAACATTAGCTTAGCAGACGACACAGGGCGTCCCATGACACCAGAGGTGAAGTAGTGGCTGTAGGCAATGCCGTTAATCATCTTAACTTCTAAGAATGGCACTACTTCCCAACCCATCTTCTTCAGCCCTAAGTCTTCAAAGGACATCAGACCTTCTAGCTCTGGTGAGTCGTTAACAGCACGTGTTATACGATTCTCGTGGTTGCCCAGTAGGAACACTAGCTTAGGCTTCCACAGCTTGTGCTTGTTAGCCCTCTGACGTGCCTGTTCTTCCCTGATAGGCGCTAAGAAAGCCTCCATAGCCTTCTTACCACTTTCGACATCAGCTTGGTAGCGTCTGCCTTCAAAGGACTTCTTACCTTTGTCGTAGCTCGATAGGCTAGGGAAGTCCCAGTGGTCACCTAAGTGGATTATAACATCAGGCTTTAACGACACAGCGTACTTCCCTGCCCACGTTAGATGCTCTGTGTTAGAGTCTGGTTTGACCTGTGTGTCAGGTATAACGAAGTGTCTCATGCTTTCTTCCTCGCTTTGCGTTCTGCGTTAGTCTTGCTTTGGTGACACTCTAAGCACAACACCTGCATTCCGTCAGCCTCACAGAAGAGACGCTTAACGAACCCTGCTAGGTCTTTGTAGTTGCTTAGCTTGCCTGCAGGCTCTATATGGTCTACCTGTATTTCTTTGTTGGTAAACCATGCAGAACACTCAGCACACTGATACTCGTACTTGTGTCTACAGCCCGTCACTGTTCGCTCTGCATCCTTCTTAACTTGGAACTTCACAGGGTAACGTGAGTAGGCTTGACGCAGCGCTGAGCGGATAAACTGCCAGTAGCGTGCTTCAGTCCAAGTGTTGCCTGCTCTAGTGCGTGGAACGAGTTGCTTGCCCATAGAACCTGCCCTCCTCAGACCTTTCGCGTGGAGGCATCCACATCTGACCTGCTCGACGACGTAGCCATAGTAGCCTAGCGTTCTCTAACGCCCTGTCGTAGCCTAGTTGGTCTTCGCAGATGTCCCACATATCCGTTTCTTTACGGCAGTTGCCTATCAAGTCCTCTGCACCGCCTGCGCCAATACCGTCAACACCAATGATGTTGTCAATAGTGTCGCCTGTCAGTATCTGCTTATAAAAACTCTTCATGCCTTGGTCAGTGCTAACAAAGTATTCGTGACGCTTGATGAAGTTGTAATGCAGTCCTTCGACTTGGTCAAAGTCTTTGTCAATGCTAACCATGATAGGATGGTCGTTTAGATAAGCAGTAGAAGCAGCTGTAGCTATCGCGTCGTCAGCCTCTTCGCCTTCAACAACTACAGCGTCCCACACGTCTACAGCGTGGTCACGCAAGACAGAAAGCAATAGTGGCCTGTCTTTTGTCTTCCTGTTGCCTTTGTAAGGCGCTGTCACAGCTACTTCGTTGCGGAAGTTACCTTTACCAGTCAGGTAGAAAACGTAGTTGTGGTCTGGATAGACAACTAAGGTGTCAGCGATTAGCGAGTCTAAGGCGCGTCTAGCCTGTGATAGTGCAGTGCTAAAGTGTTCTTGCGCGTCAGTCTCGCACGCGCAAGCCACTCGATAGCAGTATATGTCGCCATCAATCAGAAGCATTATAGAGCTGCTTCTAGATCAAAGTCGACGCCGCCGCCTTCTTCTACGTACTCATTCAAGTCTGTAATGACTAGCTTGAGACAGCTTGGCGAACGTCCCTGCTGACCTGCAGGAGATTTCCAGTCGTAGTGACCAATTACTGCTGTAGCTTCTGAGCCGTTGCCGACTAAGCAGCCAATCTCGTCACCACTGGTGTTGTAGGCACGAATAGGGTTGTTAGACTTCACTGTAATAAAGTCGCCCTTCTCGTCACCTTTGTTACGTGGCTTCATTCCTCGCTCTTCTAAGGCAGCAACAGCGCCGCTAGAGAGATTGCCCATATCGAACTGATATTTATTCGACATAGCATTCTTAGTGCTAAGATTAGCCCAGTAGAGAGTTGCTTTGATTGGTAATGGTTTAGCGTTTGTGTTTGACATAGTGTCACTCCTTATAAAGTCTATATAGTCTAGCATGAATGGTTTAAAAAATCAATGGGTTTCTGACCAATTGTTGCCAATCTGGAATTCACCGTCCATAGGGCAGCGTAGTCCAAAGTCATCACCCGCCTTGCGTATCGCATTACGAAAGTGTAGTCCTACAGCCTTGGCGTAAGCCTCTGGTGTCTCTACTTGCAGCTCGTCATGCACGTTAGCAACAATCTTAAATGGTATTCCTACTTCTCTAAGACTGTCAACACCGTTCAATAACGCCTTCTTCATCAGTGCAGCGCCACCGCCTTGTAACAGGAAGTTTAACGCACTGTATGCCTTGCGTATGCGAATACGGCGTCCGTCCAGACTTGGAAGGCTACCGTTCTTGTCAGCTAAGTTCTCTACCGTCGTCTTCAACACCTTCAGTGAAGGTATGTTGTCGAGAAAGTCTTTCTTTAGCTTCTTACCGTGGGCAGCACCTTTGCCTGCAATGCTGCCTATCTTCTCATCACCCGCGCCGTACAAGAACGCATAAATAAACGTCTTTGCTTGGTCACGTGTTTCGAGTCCTGCTGCAGCTTGGTTGGCGCTGTGTATGTCACCTTCCAAGATTGTCTGCACATAGTCTTCGTCTTTCATGTAATGCGCTAGCATACGTAGCTCTAAGCCTGAGGCGTCTATGCCTACTAGCTTGTTGCCTTCGTCCACTGTCCAACACGCACGACACTCACCACCCAGTGTAGCCTTCAGCTTCTGCACTGGCGTCATGCTGTCTAGCACTTTGCGTGTTGCAGGCACTTGAGCCATGTTGGGCGATATATGCGTCATCCTGCCTGTTGCTGCACCGCTGCTAAAGACACGACCATGTACTCTGCCGTCTGCCTCTACAGCCTCTAGCCACGAACTAACCTGACTAGCCCTTTTCTGTACCAGTAAGTATTCAGCAACAAGCTGTGCTGACGGGTTATCTATAGCCTCTAGCACGTTTTCGTCTATCTTGTAGCTACCGCCTTCGGTCTTGTCTGTAAAGCGTATGCCAATGCTCTGTAGACGCTTGGCTATCTGCAGCCTGCTGCCAACGTTAAAGACTTCTACGTTGTCTTTGAGGCGCTTTCCTGTCTTCTCTGAGTAACGCTCTGTAACGATAGGAGGAAACTCTGTCTGCAGCAGTCCTTCAATCTCGCGCATACGATGCGACAGTCGGCTGTACAGCTCGTTAGCCTTGGGCAGGTCTATCTTGAAGCCGTTCTGTCGTTGCAGCTCTAGCTCTGCTGTAACGCGATGCTCAAGGTCTATCACGTCCTGTGTAAACTTATCCTTCTCCATAGCCTGTAGCAGCTTCTTATAAACCTTGGTAGTCAGCTGTACGTCTCGCTTGCAGTAGGTAATCATCTCTTCACACAAGCCGCCGTCATAGTCTGTAAAGTCATCCTTGGGATACGCTAAGCGGTCGCCCCAACTACGCAGACTATGCCCTCCTGCCTGTGCAGGGTTGTAGAGGCGAGAAAGCACCATAGCGTCAACGTGCTTCTTGCCTGTGAAGTCCATGTCCCACAGCCTCTGCATCACTGGCACGTCAAAGCCTAGTCCGTTGTAGGTCACTATGCCGTCGTGTTCGTTCACAAGAGCCTGCAGCGTCTTGGCTTCAGTGTGTACAGTCACAGCACCTGTCTCGACATCTTCGGCACAGGCGCACCATATCACTGTGTGTTTCATGTCTGTTTCAATGTCGATTGTTAGCATTACTAATCCGTATCAAAGTCTAAAATACCTAAGCCTAAGTCATGCACAGTCTTTAGGTCTAAGCGTTCCTGCAGCGCAAGATTGCCTGTGCTGCCTTGTATGCACTCTATGCACTCGTTCACGTAGTCGCCGCTAGTGGCGTCCTTCAACGTGGCTTCGTAGTCCGTCAGTATTGCATCACACGCTAAGCATTTCATGCCTCCACCTCCTCAGAAGAAGACCACACTATTTTCCCTGCCTCGTCCACGCGCTGATAGACAGCAAAGGAAGTTTTTTCTAGTTCAATTAAGTAATCAAGCCTTTTCATTAGTTTGTTATGTAAACGTCCATTTCCTTGTGTGTGTTGGTATTCGTGCCTAAGCTCCTTGCAAGTATGTTCTAAAGCTCTTTGTATTCTATCTTGGTAATTCATAACAGTTCCTCCTTAATGCGTCTTATATGACGCTTTGTACATTATATGACACATAAAACACTTTAATGCGCCATATATGTTGCATTGTGACACTAAAGTGCGTCTTCCTCCTTCAAAGCTATAAAAACTTCCTCCAGTTCTAACAACTCATCGAGCTGATTGTTTAGAAACGCAGGAACCCAAGGAAGCCGCTCTTCTGTGTTTTTTAGTTGCCGTATTATATCGTGCTGCGCTACGGTCAAAACCCGTAAAGTTATGTTTATTTGATCGTTGTTTAGTTTTACAGTTGCTTTGCTCATAAGGCTTCCTCCAATGTGCTTTCCACCATTCTACCTGTAGTGCTATCAAAGTAAAGGTCTGCACAGCGTCCAGTCTCGCCGCTGAAGCGATTCTTCAGTACACGCACAGCCGTTGTGTTTCTAACGATAATGTCGTCAGCCTGTCCGTCACGCTCAAGCCCTAGCACAATGTCGCTCAGCTGTGCTATTGACGCACTACCACGCAGCTGTGACAGAGACGTTGCAGCGCCTTCCTCGTGTCCTTTGTTGTCAGGTCTGCGTAGATGACTAACGACAAACAACGCTATACCTGTCTCCTGCACAAGCATTCGCAGCTTGGTCATTATCTCGTCTAACGCCTTCCGCTCGTCAAGATTGGACTGTGCCGACACAACAATTGAAACGTGGTCAAGAAAGACGTAGCGGCAGTCTAGCGCCTTAGCCATGTAACGCACACGACCTACAATGTTGTCCACGTCCGTGCTGCCGAAGTGGTCTAACAGATACAGCCGCTCATCAGCTAACGTAGCGTCAAAGGCTTCTCTGCGTTCCTCTTCGGTGCTTACAGTCGTGGGCAGGTGTAGCTGCTTGTTAGCCGCTAGCGACATAATCGACAACGCTGTCTTGCGTATGCTTTCCTCTAAGAACAACAAACCAATGTTGAACTGCGTCTGCTGCAGCGTTGCCCAAACGACCTCACGCAAGAACTGAGACTTGCCAAGCCCACTGCCTGCGGTGACAGTGACAAGCTCTGCAGGACGTATTCCGTACGTTAAAGCGTTAATTCCTTTAAAGGGGTACACCACCTCTGCAGTCTCCATCGGTGTGTTGACTTCGTCCCACAAAGACGCAGCATTAACAATGCCGTCAGGCACGTACTTCTCAGCCTTCCAGAAAGCATCGTTAAACAGTTGAGGCTTGTTAGCCATCAGGTAGTCGCAGGCGTCTTTGTAGCCGCCGAGGTGCTTCACTATCTTAGCCTTGCCGCCAAACAGCTGCCCAACGTCATCAGCAGCCTTGACACCTTGCTCGTCAGCGTCAAAGCAAACAACAATCGTCTCGAAGCTGTCTAGCCACTCGTAATTGGCTTTGCAGTCCTTCAAGGCGCTGCCTGCGCCGTTCTTGATACTAACGACAGGGTATTTGCTTCCCATCATCTGAAAAGCCGCTAAAGCGTCATACTCGCCCTCTGTCAGCGTTACATACTTGCCGCCCTTGGGAAACAATTGCTGTCCAAATAGACCACCGCCGCCCCATTCACCGCTAGTCTGAAAACGCTTGTCAGGGTAACGCAGCTTCGCAGCCACTGGCGAGGTTGGCTCTGTCGGGTCAAAGTAGGGATAAACCACCTGCCCGTTTTTAATAACCACGCCGTAGGTCTTCATAGTAGCCACGCTCAGACCTCGCTCAGGGACGCCTACGAAGTTTTGTGTGGCTAGCAGCTCAAGTGTCGAGTCGAACCCTTCAGAGCCTGTCAGCGGCTTCTCTGGGACTCTGACGGCTATTCCTGAGCCATCTAGTGGCGGGTGTGTGTATTTCCTGCAGCTGTGGCAGAAAGTAGACTCATCGTAGTTGATGCAAAGCGCATCAGAACTGCCGCAATCGTCACAGGGTTGATGCGTTAGCTTGTAATCAGGCATAGAAGTCGTCCTCGTCATAATAACGAGACTCTAGCAGCTGAATAACGAGGAAGGGCAATAGCAGCTCAAAGCCGCCGATGTCGAACTTAATGTGTTCGCCGTCCTCTGTCACTCCTACAGCTGTTTGCGTCTCCACTGCTCCGATATAGAAGCCGAAGCCGTTGTTGAAGGCTATTGCCCAGTTCCATTCAGTCATAGTTCAAGCTCCAGTTGCTCTATTGTTTGCGGT